TCAATTCAGATTGGTCTTTTTCTCCTACACTAACCGCTGTTGCATCTGTTGTTTTAATATCTTTATCAGTATCAACATTTTTAGGTGGAGCATCTATTCCATCCTCTTTTGATGCATCATCTCCTTGTTTATTTTCCTGCTGGTCTTTTTCTGGATCAAGTTCAATTAAACCTTCAGGGTCTTTAGGATCAAGTCCAAGATTCTCTGGTTTGTTAAGTGTTCTTACTCCAGTGAACATATCCTTTCTTATTAAAGTTAATCCATTTTCAACTTCCTTGGTTGCTTTTTCAGCATCTGCTTTACCTTGGTTAAAATCAAATTTAGGTAGTGTTGTAAAAATGTTCGCAATATTCTGACCCATATCATCTAAAAAGTCCCTTATTCCATCAACGAAATTAGTCAATACACCAATCAATCCTTGAATCCTTCTTATAAGTCCTCGGATTGAGTTAAGAATTTTAGGTAATGTGGTGATTAACCATCCTAGTAAAATAATTCCAAAGAAATTTAATACACGACCCAATAATCCCTTTACACTTTTACTTACAACATTCCCCTGTGCTTTCGCTGCTCCTTTAACACCCGACGCTTCCAACTCATCTTCACGATCTTTTCTTCTTATATTTTCCCTTCTCTTTCTAAAATATTCATTATCCTTACCTATTAAAGTTCTTTTAAAAACATTACTTTTTCTTGTCTGTTTGACAATATCATTTGATGTAGAAATAGATTGTGATATCCCTTTACCAAAGGAAGATATAGAATCTCGAATTGAATTGAGACCTATCGATGATTTTAGTACCGCATTTCTTCGATCTTTTATTGACATTATGTATTTACTCCCCCAAGATTAAACATACTCTCTGCCATTACAATAGATGTATTTGCAAAATCAGAAGATGGTATATTTGGTAAAGGTTGAGAATCTCCTTTCTCGGATGAAGCACCTCCGCTACCTGTTCCAGACATATTCTGATTTTTTAAAGGTATATTAATAATAGTAGGAGAACCTTCTTCTAGTTCAAGTTTTGATGCTATTTCTTTTTTCTTGTTAATTGGTGTGACATTGAGAGATGTACCAACATTCACTGTAGAAGCAGATACTGTTGCATCTGTATCTACGGGTTCAACATTTGAACCATCACCTTCATCTTTTGTAACTCCAGTTAATTTATCTGCTGCACTCTCTGCCATTCCACCAACAATCATTGATCCAATAAGACCAGAAATTCCTCCAATTATACCTCCAACTAAAGTTCCTGGCGGACCTCCAACGAAAGTTCCAATCAAAGCACCTATTTTCATTCCACCAGCGAATCCAACACCACTACCAACAATACGTGAAATAACTCCAGTTGCAGCTTGGAATATACTTTGATCAGGTGTTCCATCATTATCTTTATCTTGTCTACGAGCAATGAAATCAAATGCACCAAAAATTGCAGCAATTGCAGCATTACCCTTTCCACTAAAAATTTTACTTGCTATACCTTTACTACCACTAGGAACAACTGGTGGTTTATTCATATTCTTAATCGATTCCTTTACACCAACTCCACCAATACCAATTGCACCTAAAATTGATAAAGGATTTTTAAGAAGTTTAAATGCAGTTTTGGGTGCACTTGTAAGCAGTTTACCAAATTGTTTTTTTAAGAGAGTGGCAAAATTTTTGACATTATTCTTTATGAAATTAGCTAGAAGTTTAAATGGTTTCTTAATAAAGGTTCCAACTACAAATCTAAATGCTAATCCTGCTAAACTTTTTAACAACAAAGCAGCTTTAATCACTGCCATTGAAATAACAGTGATGGTTGTACCAACAACCAATAAATCAGTAACTATCCTAACCTTTAACTTGTTTAATGCATCAACATTACCTTCTGATTTTAATCTAATAAATTGTAATGTTTGCTCAACTAACCAACCACCTGCAAGTATAAGAAGAAAATTAGTTAGTCTACTTAAAATTCCTTGTGTGGCACTTTGAACTTTACGAACTGGTGCTAGTAAAGCAAATTGTATTCTCTTTTCTATACCTGATTCTTTACCCTCTCTCAATCCTTGCTCTGCTAGTATTGCTTCTCTTCTTCTTTCTGCTGCTTCTCTCTGTCTTTCTAATTGATCACTTATTGCTAAATTTTCTTTTATAATAGCAAGTGAATTATTAAGTGAACCTACTTGTGTTGATATATTTGCAAGTTGTCCTGATACATTTGTAAGGGTTAATGAATTTTGACTTAATAAACTTGTAGTTTGAGGATCAGGTGCTGGTGGAACAGCACGACCAGTAAAGATACTAGAAGACACTGACCTTCTAATACCTCTGATACCTCCTGCTATTGGTGATACTAACCCTTGTTCCTCATCCATTTTGTTCTTGCTGTGCCTTTAGGTTTTCCTCTTCAACATATTGTTGTAAAAGTGAGACATAAATCTCCCTTTCCCAAGGAATCATGTTTTCTAGCTCTGTTAAACTATATTTATGGTGCTGCATCAAAGCAAAATTCAATTTATAGTATGACACTAAATCCTCGTGTGCCATACTTATCCGAAAAAACTCTGCAGCCCCTCTATTTTAACATCACTTTCAACTTTTGTATTCGGATTAGTAACTTTAATCGTATGAGATAATTTGGGCATAGTTAAAAAGAAATTTTCAACTAATTTAAATTGACTTGAATTAAGAGATTCTACAAAATCAGACAATTCTTTTTTTGTACATTCATCACTTGTCCAAGATTCTTCGTCAGAATAAACCTGATCAATACAAGATGCAATTAAATCAAAGGTGTCATCGACACTCATATTCTCAACCGTACCAAAATTGTTTTTAATAAACTCATTTAGTGATGGGTATTTCATTCTTAAAGTATACATATCATCCAACTTTATGTCAGTAGTATGTTTTTCGTCTTTTTGAATTTTTATACTATCGACATTGATAGACATTGGAACTTGTGTTTTTCCATCATCTGGGCAAGTTACCATAACTTCAATATGTTCACCCACAGATTTACCACGAATATTTAAGAACAAATATTCTATGTCAAATGTTGAAAGTTTTTCAACTTTAATTCCTCTAGATAATATACATTTTGCAATAACATCTTTCACAGATCTCGCAATTTGTTTGGTATCTTGAGATTCCATTGCAAGAATTAATATTTTTTCTTCCTTAACTAAAAAAGGTCTATACTTTATTTTTTTATTTGACGAAGGAAGAGTCAACTCATAGGTAGGAGTTGAAATGGTTGGTAAAGGCATAATAATTACTACACTTCAGATAAAATTATTTATAGTGGTTTTTAAAGGTTAGAAAATACCTAAATCACCTGTTCTTGTAGTAACAGATCCAGTTCTAATTGTATCGAATCCTATACTAGGTGTATTGACAGTGTAATTAGTATTACTATTAAGTAGAGATATACCACTTGCTACTTCATTCAAACTATTCTCTGCATTATATGTACGATTATCTCCAGGTCCTGAACGTTTACCAGAAAATCTACGATTATTTAAATCTATTCCTAAAGCTCTTGCAAGAGAACTTGATTCTCCACAGAGATATCTATCATAACTAAACGATGCAGTTGCTTTTAAAACTTGAGAATTATTATATGAAACTCTTGTAGAATTTAATGAAAGAGGGAATAAACCTACAAATCTATATTCTAAAAATTGAAAATGATTTGCTTCAAATTTGACTATTCTTGTATCGTTTGATTTATACTCTTCAGGATATCTCATCTTAAAATGATATGCATCACCTGAAGGATCAGAATTAGATGATCCTGAAATAAATTCCATCCAATGTTCTAGGAATCGGAGAGATTTATATTCATTATCTACAATAAATTCAAAATTAATTTGAGTAAAATTACGAGTATGTGCAAATCTTTCTACAAGTCCCTGATAATCTCCTGTAGTATTCAATGATGCCATTGCACTACCAGGTAATACTGCATCACTACATAATAATCCTACATTGTCAGATATAAAACGATCATTTATTCCTTTCTGTCTTAAAAATCTACGACAACTTCCTCTAGGCAAAACAAACTTTACTAAAAACTTTGATGTCTGAGCTACATTCTGTAACTTAGGCATTATATCTGATATTCCTCTTGGTCTTGGTGCTGGCACTCTAAATACTTACTATAATATAGTTATTTAGATGGCTTATAGGGGAAAATACTATC